TCCGCTACTTTAGTTGCCGCTGCTTGGACAGGTGCCGCTGCGCGCCGAGCGGTTGCAGCTACGGCCGGAGCTGCTGCACGAGCCCCAGCAGACAGAGCGCCAAGCTCCGCAGTCAACGGCGTCACTGGAATAACCTGCTGCAGCGCTTCTCCAGTTGCCTCTGTCATCTCCTGACCTGCTTGAGTCCGTGGGGCATAGGTCAGCGCCTGAGCGCCTTTCACCGCCTCTTGCTCGACCAAGCGGGCAGCCTCGGTAGTTCCAAACCTACCTGCCAAGATTTGCTCTGCAAGTCCCTTGAGGGTGCCACCAATCATGCCAACGGTTCCGCCGGTCGCCCCGGTTCCCAGGGTCAACGCAGTTTCGCCAGCCCCTACAAACTTCTCACCGATCGAAGGCTTGATATAGGGCGGCATGGTCTCGGCCACTTGCGTGTCTGGGATCAGATTGCCGATGTCTTGGCGGGCACGCATAACGACGGCGGCCAGCTTACGGGCAGCATCCATATCGCCGGCAGCGTCAGCATTTTTCAAAGCGGCTTCAAGTTGCTGCAATGTGGCCATTACTTCGCTCCGTATTTCTTCAAGAGCGCATCGATTTCACCGGCGCTCGGAGCCGCTTCTGGGGTGTCTGGTACGCGCTCAGGAACACCAGCACGCTCGGCAACATTCTTTCGCGCCTTGAGAATCAAACGCTGCGCTTCGCGGACGTTCTCCATCAGGCGCTTCGGCGACTGCTTGAGGTTGAAGTTCTGTAAGGCAGCCTGCAACTTCTCGCCTTCCGCGTTCGATAAAGCGCCCATCCCCTTGATGTTCGGGATTTGCGCCATGAAGGCTTGACTGCCAAGTGTTTCCACAAGAGATTCAAAGTCTGCGGTGTCTTGGCTGGCCGTTGGCAGGCGTGACGAGATCGGGCCTGTAGCTGATTCAACGACCCCGATCGGGGTTTTCAGAATCCGGTCTGCTGTGTTGAGCATGTTATCCATGTTGCTGCGGGCAGCCTCGACGTCAGCGACTTTGGCGCGAACCGCTTCGTCCCGTTTTTGCTTCATCTCTTCCAGCTTGAGATCCATCTCTTGCCGTTTGAGTTGGTTGCCTTCACGCGCGATTTGCGCATTCAGCGCCGCAATGCGGGCATTCTCCTTGGCAATCTTGATATCCTCTTGGATCTTAGTGATATCCCAGCCCTTCTTCTGCAAGTCAAGGACTGCCTGCGATTCGGCAAACTTCGCGTCGACGGCGGCTTTCTGGGCTTTGGCTTGCTGCTCAGAAAGCTCAGAAGGTGCCTTCTCAGCGGCGCGCTGCTCTGTCTGGAGCTTGGTGAAGGTCTCAGTAAACTTCTCCGGACCCATAGTCGAAGCCAAGAACAGTCCGGTGGAAGTCTTAGCCGTCTCAGGGCTAGTTTTAATCAACATTCCAAGGTCTTCGAGAGTCTTGGCTTCCTTCTCAAGTCCGGAGTTACGATATGCCGCAGCCTGATCGGTCAACAGCTGCTGGGCAACTTCCGGCTTTCCGGCTTGTAGGGCTGAATAGACCTGGGTGGCTTGTCCAAGACGCGACTGCTGCTGATCCGTATTGAGCACGTCATAGGTGCGCTTGAACTGCTCGCTCAGTTGCGGGTACTTGACCATGATAGAGGCCAGTGCCGACGGTGTTGGGTTTCTAGCCACACTGCCAAGGTCGGCTTGCAGCGCTGCTTGCTGCTCGGCGGCACGCTGCTGCTCGGCTACCTTGGCCTGCATGCTGGCGACCCCGAGAGCTCCTTGAATGCCGCTCATGACGCTTTGCGTCGGGTCTGGGATGTTGATTGCGTAGTTGTATGGTGCTGGCATGGTTAGAACACCTTGAGAGCTTTGAGCGCGGCGACATTGCCGATGGCCTGCCCAACATTGCCCCATGCTTGCGCCCGTCCCTGACCGGCGGCCAATGCTGCACCAGCCTGGGCGGCACCTTGCTGGCCAAGCAAAGACGCTATATCGGAGCCTTGCTGCTGGGCGGCTGCGGCTTGCCCTGCTGCTGACGCTTGGCCAATACCGGTCAGTCCGGAGAGTTTTCCATATTGCGATTCGATCAGCTGGCTGAGGAGTTGCGGACGGAACTGTGCGAGGGCGGCTTGGGTATTCCCACCACGTAGACCACCGGTGGCGGATGCCTGTTGGAGGAGCGCGTTTTCGCCCTGCTGCTGAAGCATCTGGAACTGCGGGGATTGCTCTAGCGCAGCGATCGCCTCTTGCTGCTTTGCAGCCCCACCAAGTCCAATCAGATTTTGCTGAGCACCGAGCGCCCAAGTGCCTGCTTCAATGTATGGCTTGAGCAGTGCCTGCACTGCTTCAAACTGTCGGCGCTGTTCGTCGATACCGGCTTGGCTGGCCTCGGTCTGCGCATCAGCGGCTGTCGAAGCAGCCTTGGACTGAGCTTTGCTGCTCATATAGCCAGTGATCACCGAACCGGCTACAACAGCGGTTGCGACTCCGCTCATGCTGCTTCTCCTTTGAGTTGAATACCAGACAGCGCCAGTGCCTGCCGATAGTCGACGGTGACCTCTTCGCCAGAGTCACCACCAGAGCATCCACTGATCCGACGAGATGCTACAAGATAGATATCGCCGGTTTCGTTCTGAACGAAAAAAGCGTTCGGATTCTTCGAATGGTTGGTGTATCGTCCTGCCGGCGTCCGAAATCCACCAAGTCGTGCCGGAGAAATGATTTCACCGCGCTCGACAGGGGAGCTAACGAAAACCCCTTTGCCTTCGATGGCTGAATCCCGGATTGTCAGCTTCGGCGCGAACTCATTGGAAACGGAAACTTGATCCGACTGATTTTCAGATTGCTGGCGAACAGTCTCAGCCGAGAATCCGGCTTCTTTTATGACCGCTTCGAAGTCCTCGCGATCCTCATGACGCGCTGCGAACTGGAGCTGCTTGGCAATGGCATCATGCGACTGCCAGGTGGCGCTTTTATCGAGAAAGATCGCCTCGAGAGTATCAACGTCGCGCTCCTCGGTGGCGTAGACATTTTGCCAGACTGTGTCTTCGAGGATGTATCCCATCTTGCGGCCAGGTTTGCCCACAAAGATCAAAGGCGCGCGCAAGGTGTGGAGCAGGCCATCATCGCCAACCATGACGACTGCGCCGCGGAGAAGAATGTTCAGGTGCTCAAAGCGCTGAGCATGACCGATCGCTAAAGAACCGGCAGGGAGGGTTACTTCGCGGATGTAGATCCCAGGCCCAAAGTGGTGCACGACTGGGCACTCAACTTGAGGAAAGTCGAGCATGCGCGACTCAAGAACCTCAATTGTTGCGGCTCGCTGAACTTCGCATTGATCTGTGGTCACCGGCATTCACTGTTCTCCTTGACAGGGACTTGTGAGCTGCTGGCGGCTCATTGGGCTCAGCGTTGATGTCCAGATTATAGGCGGACGGGCGCCGCAGTAACCACAGGTATTGTGATCCTTAGGTGATCTCGCGGCCGCTGGCGCGGATGGTCAGCGACGTGGCTGCGCTGGCGATGGTGGAAATGAATGCGCCAGGCTCAAGCACCTGACCCACAAGTTCGGGGAAGGTGTAGGTCTCGTCAGGTGCCACGGTTCTGGCATCCACAATGAGGTTGCTGACGCCGGGTGACCCTCCAGACCCCGCAAGATTTACACTCAGCGTCACGTTGTTGGCGCTGGTATTGGTGGCCGTGAACTTGTCGATGATGGTCTTGCAGTTGACGGCCGTGTACTGCGTGGTTTGCGCGTTCTCGGCCTGCTTGGACGCGATCAGGGTTTTTACTAGGACGCTCATGGTTTCTCCTTAGATGGCTTCGGCACCGCTGGCCGTGATGGTCAGGCCAGCGCCTGCTGCTTGAACTTGGATGGTCTCGCCAGCGTTCATGACCTGCACTCCGTTGTACTGCAGCGCGTTGTTGGCTGGAACCTGAACGTCGTACAAGAAGGCATTGCCTGTGCCTGCAACGCCAGCAGCAGGCACCAGAAACACGCGCACGTTGATCGGTGCGCCAGTGGTGTTGGCGATGCTGAACTCCTTGAGCAGCGTGCGTGTGCTGACCGGGACCGTGTAGAGCGTGGTGACTCCGACAGTGATGGCCGCCTGGCCGAGTTTGGTTGGGGTGATGTTCTGGAACGCCATGTCACATGCTCATCCATTCAAGCACCTGCACGGCAGATGCGGGTTTGTTTTCCCAGCGCGATTGCGTGGCATCGTAGAGCAAAACATCAAAGTCGTTCGGCGTGCCTGTGCCGTTGATGTAGACGTCTTGCAGCCGGGCAAGCGACTCAGCGATGGTCATGCGCACGAGGATCGAGCCAGAGCCGCCGCTGCCTGCGTTGATGACCACGGCCACAGGCACATCGATGTTCG